ACTTAGTGCTATAATTGTAATTGTGACTGCTGCACGGTCGCACCATTTGGCTAAATCATTGGAAACCCCGTGATTCCAGACCGATGTTATTATTACTGTAGCCAATAAAGCAATCAGATATTTGGAAAACGTGTTGTATAGAACGCATACATTAAAATACACGCAACTATAAATCCGTTAAAACACGAAGAATTAAATAAAATTGGGTCAGCCATATGAAATATACCGACATAAAATTGAACATCTTTTTTAAAAAAAATAAAAAACATTAACAAAACCAACTTATTATGTAACAATGAACACTTTTGTAGTCACCATCAACGGCACAACTTTTAACTTTGTAGTTAATCCAGGAACTACCATTCATATCCAGGAAAACCCCTCCGGTGTGGTTTCCGCAAACATCGATTATGGTGTGCAAACACAATCTGATACATATGATGACCAATCACCTGTATCACATACCTCTACACGCAGTATAAGTGATATATCATGCGTTTCCGAATCAGTTTCAGACGCGTCTGAAATACTAGACACAATAAAAAATATCACATTTCGTGAAAAAAAAACAATTGAAAAAGATGATAATGACTTTTGCCGTGAATTTCAAAATATCACGCTTCGAAAAAAAGACACAGTTAACAGTGATGACGACACTTCCGAATATTGTAAGTCCGTTAAACATTCATATCAAAAAGACACAGAAGGCAATTATATGTGCCCATATTGTGACTGCAAAAAAAGAAAAGTAAACACTATGTCTGAACATGTAAGAACAAATCATTCGTCTGAATATGGTCGCAATAAAGAGATGTTTTATTGCGACAATTGTGATAAAGGGTTTCCAACAAAAACCAGATTGGATCATCATATGAAAACCTTTCATACTATTAGTTATGAAAAATGCCCGCATCCAGGATGTAATTATGATACTGCGAAAAATACATCAAGTCTAATACAACATTACGCAAAGCATCATTTAGACTATAAAAAAATGTATAAAATGAGCGACGGAATGTGTATTTGCAATGATTGCGGGTCATCCAGTAAAACCGGAATTCTTTATCATTTGGGAATTTGTAATAAAGCTTCTCCCTTCTATAAGAAAAGGAATAATGTATAACTTTGTATTTGTATTTATAATTTTAATTTTAATTTATTTTTTATTTTTTCGTTTAGTTGGGTTGATAAGATAAATCCAATTGTTATTGGCCAAAATGCGCCACATGCAAGTCCAAAACCCAGTCCAAATAATCCATTTTTTACTGTTTCAATTGGCGTTTTTTGCTTTATGCCCGCTTTATATATCTCAAAGCCAGATCCATAAGATCCACCCAATACCATAAAACACGCAGTTATTTTTCTATACATCATTGATTAGTAATATAACTAATTGTTTATATTTTTACCAATACATATTTACTGCTTGGCGACAAACCGGACACGTCCTATTATTTTGAAACCAACGCCGCAACGCAGCCTCTTTGAATTTATGATTGCATCGTGTTATTTTCATAACTTGGTCACCATTGTTTAGAGGTTCCATCGTAATAGGGCATAATGTGCGTTCTCCGCTATCCATTTCTTCGGAATAATCATACACCGTTGTATTTGCAGAAATATCAGTTTCGGATAAACCTCTATTTTGTGTAGATCCAGAAGGGTCTAATAATGATAATAAAATAGATGCTATATTACTTGTACTGGGTGTATATGTAACAAATTCAAAAGACTCTGTTTGTGTCGGTGTTGGTGGAAACAAGGGTGTTTGTGATGTCTGAAATAGAGGAGGCACCTGATTTGGAGAAAATAATGATGGCGAAGTTTGGGTAGGTGGGGTAGTTAAATTATGTAACAACGGAATAATACGACGAAAATTAGTATTATAATCCTCTATATTATTATTATAAACCTCTATATTTCTTTGATAACGTCTGATATTATCAAACAGATGTAACAAATATGGGTTAGAGGAAGAATCATTTCCATTATCGGATAATGAGTTATCTCTATTATTTCTAAAATTCATAAATAGAGATTGTAATATCAATATAAAGATTTTTCTCTTTATTTACTTACATAGATAATTAAATAATGGATCTTTCAGATAAAAAATACAAAGAAAATGGATTAACAGGATTATGTAATTTGGGTAATACGTGTTTTTTAAATTCGTGTGTCCAAGTTTTATCACATACATACGAATTACACGGCATTTTGAACAAACCTCTAATACAGAAACAAATGGAGACCAGAAATACGGAAGACATGTTTATTTTTAAGGAATGGAAGGAACTATTAAATGTTATGTGGTCAAAAAACGGCACCCTCAGACCGGTTAAATTTGTAAAAGCGATTCAAACAATCTCCAGACAAAAAGGAGTTGATATATTCACGGGGTTTGCACAAAATGATGTTACTGAATTTCTTCGATTTATTATGAATTGTTTCCACACTGCGATGTCTAGACCAGTACAAATTAATATTACAGGAACTGTAAAAACGAAGCACGATGAATTGGCGACCCAATGCTATGGACTATTAAACACCGTATTTTCAAAAGAATACTCGGACATTTTTGAAATTTTCTATGGTATTTCAGTGACCGAAATTCGCGATTTAAAAAACGAAGTCCAATCCTTAAAACCGGAGCAATATTTCATATTAGATTTGCCGATTTCCAAAGTGCAAGGCGCCTCTATTTATGATTGTATGGATTTATTTACAAATTATGAATTAATGTCCGGCGACAATGCATGGTTCAATGATAAAACGGGCCAAAAAGAAGATGTACATAAGAAAATGTTGTTTTGGAATTTCCCCAAAATATTGATTATTGCACTGAAACGTTTTGAATATATTGGCGCGAATTGCTACAGAATAAATACAAAGATAGAGGCACCATTAACAAACTTGGATTTATCCAAATATGTAGATGGATATAGTCCCAAAAAATACGTATATGACTTATATGGCGTTTGTAATCATATGGGCGGACCGTCGGGTGGACATTATACTGCATATGTGAAGAATATGGCCGACAATTGGATAGAATTCAATGATGATAAAACTAGAATTATAGAGAATCACGCAGAAATAATATCCCCAATGTCGTATTGTTTGTTTTACAGGATTAGACAATAAATAATAATATATTATATTATATTATGTCGCAAATAAAAGATTCATCTAATAATATTGTGTCTGAAAAAAAAGATTCAGCCAATACTATAAAGGATACGGCAAAAAATAGCGATAATCATTTTGACCAAAACACACTTATACTTACAATTGGGTTTTTAGCCGTATATTTTATTATTCATTTCGTTTTAGGATTTTTTTATAATAAGGAGGACCCCAATTATCATTCATTAAAAAGTCGAATGGTTGATGTTGTAGTTATTGGGTTGATTGGTGCTTATATAGCTTATTATTATTTCTCAATGAGCCAAAAAGATAAAGATGATTTTCTTCCGCGATTTATTGCCGGAACCAAGGCTTATTTAAATAATGCATATTCAATCTTAGAGGTTGGTCTGTTTTTACTATTATTCTATATTGGTGCTTTTATTTTAGGTATTCCTATGTCTTCCGAAGACAAACCAATTTCTATTCAGTTTTTTGAATCCAAGGCTATTATATTTCTAGTGATTTTACTAATTATTCAATTTTTTAAATATTATTTGAAAGTGCCTGTTGTAGATATAATTTTTGGTGATTTTAGTTCATTAGGTGGTGGCTCCACAAGTGCTGATGCGGATAATACTGCAGCAGCTACTGCGGCTGCTGCTAAAAAAGAGGAAGTTTTTAATATTTCAAACAACCTCTATTCTTATACTGATGCTAAGTCGGTTTGCACTGCACTTGGATCTCGATTGGCGACATATGATGAAATCGAGGATGCATACAATAATGGCGCAGAATGGTCATCATACGGCTGGAGTGAAGGACAACACGCATATTTTCCAACACAGAAGAGCACATGGCAGAAACTACAGCAAGTCAAGGGTCACGAACACGATTTAGGAAGACCCGGTGTAAATGGAGGATATTTTTTAAATCCAAACGTGCGTTTTGGTGTAAATTGTTATGGAGTTAAACCCCCAATTACTGATGCCGAAAAAGCAATGATGGACTCCAAACGAAACAATTTTTATCCGAAGACAGCAGAAGATGCCTTGGTAGATACCAAGGTTGAATTTTGGAAGAAAAACAAGGACAAATTGATGGTTGTGAGTGGTTTCAATAATAATAATTGGTCTAGATTTTAAACATTTTTCTCTTTTACACCTTTGCATATTCAAAGATGCTTAGGCAACTGATTATATTATCTTTATAAAGTTAAAAATATATAAAGATAAATTATTATATTACCATAATGAATAACGAGGAACTTATAAAAGAAAATATATTATTAAATGAAGAATTGGAAAAAACAAAAAAATACAATTCACTTAAACAGCAAATAAAAACAAAATTTACAGAAGAATTAGTTAATGATGCTCTTAATTCGTTTAAGGATATTGATATTATTAAATTAGTTGATACATATAATAAACAAATAGACAATTTTGTTAAAAATAATAAATGTGAAGAAATAGAAAAATTTATTGAAGATTTGGTTTGGGATGCACTAAATAATTTAGCATTTGAAAAAGAATGTGAAAGACAAGATGCTTATGAAAAAGCTTTATATAAAGAAAAATAAAATAAAAATGCGCAAACTGTTGTTCAAGTCTAATATTATACAAAAATAATATTAAACACAATTACATATCAAATATAGAGACAATGATAATAGGTTTATGCGGAGCACCCGGATCAGGAAAAGATACAGTCGGAAATATACTCGTATCAAAATACGGATTTGTAAAAATGGCGTTTGCCGATGCATTGAAAGATGTTGTCTCTATTATGTTTTCTTGGCCGCGTAATATGATTGAAGGCGGTACAGAAGAATCCCGGATTTGGAGAGAAACCGTCGATCCGTCGTGGTCTTTAAAAACCGGAATTGATGGATTTACGCCGAGAAAGGCCCTACAAATTATAGGGACAGATCTTATGCGAAACCAAGTATATAAAGACATATGGATAGATATTATTGAGAATAAACTGCGGAATGCGGGGCCAACTGCAAAAATCGTGATTACGGATTGTCGATTCGGCAACGAAATAGATCTCCTTCGAAAATTCCCAAACACACGGATTTTGAAAATATTTCGAACATCGTCATCGCAACACAATACACACCAAAGCGAAACGCAAAATATAACTTATGATTTTGTAATACAAAACGATAATACAATAAATGATTTACAAGATAATATACACACTTTTTTACTTAGTGGTGAAAACCTTGTGGACTAAACAATCGCAGTTTGTTGTTTTCTTTGGTGCAGCGGCGCGCATTCTAGCACGGCGATTCGCAATGGTGCTTGCACCAACCCCACTTCCGGCAACATATTTATTATCAACACTCGCAGGAACACCAGTTATCATACCAATCGGCAATACTCTTCCCATTGTTATATAATATATTGAATATATTATATTGTATTTGATCGTAGACGCTTAAACATAATTTTGATGTTTTTATTAGATAATGATCTTATTTTGTTCATTATATATCGAGTTATAGAGGCATCCACAAATGGGTGTTCATCGTATATCAATATTTCGTCTTTGTAATCACCCTTTTGGAAAGGTATCGAATAATATAATGTATCAAATCCGTGTTTTTCGATTTCCTCTACAGCAGTTTTAAATGAATTATCAATCAATTGACGGACAAACGTATTTAATCCATTATAGCAACCATATTTTCGGGAACATACTGGTATTCCAATGCATCGTCTATACCAATAATTATTAAATCGACGTATCTTTTTAAACCCATTTTCGTCGTCGCAAGAATAACAATATTCCTCTACATCACAATATATAAAAAATCCGTTTTTATATTTATCATTATAAATAAAGCTGGATAAGTCGGCGACTTCAATACCAACTATATCGATGTCCATTCTCTTATATTTTATACTATATTTTGTCTAAATATGTTTGGTTTTTTATTATCTTCATTATCGTCTGGTCTAATATATTCAACCCCGTTTTTTTCACACCATAATATGCTGCTTTTTATATTATTCTTTAGAAAATCGATTTGGTGGTCTTTTCTGTTTTCTATTATACCAAAAATATTATAGATTTTTTCCAATTGTTGTTGTCCAATTATAGTATTGCATTCATCCATTTTATTTTTGAAAAACATTGGTATATGTGTTTTTAAGAGAGACGATACATTTTTTTCTTCTTTATTTCGCGTTTTAAGTATATTTGATGTTTTTTCAAATATATGATAATATTCTTTATAATTTGAAAATAAAAAATTATTACATATCAAGAATCGTTCTGCGGATAATTGGTCAGCAATATTTGGTTTTGTTATATATGTTTTTTCGTACATAGATGAGAGGATAAAAATGATGTCGGTAGTTGTTTTATGGAAACATTCGGATAGTTTTACAATTAAAGAACCTTTGTGTGCTTGAACACATACTGCATTTGAAATTTGGAAAAACAAATCATCTATCTTTAAATGCTCAGGGTCACTATCATTGCCGCCGTCACAATAAATCAAGTCGGCTGTGTTTTGATGTTGTTTTGTTGATAAATAAGTGGATATGTCCAATATATGAATATTGGGCTCTTCTCTATTATTTTGCGAATAAAACCCATAATAATTATCTTTCGGATTTTTACGCAAATTATAAATAGGCTCGATTGCATCAAACATATTGGCCGAAAAAGAAAACATTACGAAATTATCAGTCTTGCTTTCTCGGAAACAGAATTTTAGACTTTGTGTTATCTCTATTATTTTAAAATATAATTTGGAAACGGGCTTGTATACACTTATGTTATATGGTGATTCAATATTCAAAATATTCTCATATTCGTTTGATTGCTTCACTATATCGTCCCAAATATATGAGAACTCTTTTATTTTAATAATGATTTCAGATAAAAAATGAAATAATGAAAATGATAAATATATTTGAGGATTACCTTCATTCATTTCACAATCAATATATTTCCATGCGCTATTTGTTAATTTTGGAAAATGAATAATAGACATCTTATTATTATTCATTTTGCATTAGTTTTTATATTTTTTTGATTATCAATACTATTTTGTTGCACCTATAATAACTTTTCTTATTTATTTGTTTTTTCTGCTAATTTCTTAGCTAAATTCTTGAAATTTTTCGCAACTGGTTCTTTTGGTTCTTCTTTTGGTTCTTCCCTTTCTTCTTCTTGGAATGGAATATATTTATCAAGAACTATTCGTTTTTTCTCTTTTGTTACTCTTTTCATCTTGATTAGTGGCGCAGATTCAATGGCTTCTTTTGCGGCTTTTTCAATCCCCATCCTTTTCTTTTCTTCTTCATAAATATCTTTGCGCATTTCGGAAACACCTTCTTCTTCGGCGATTTCTATGATTTTGGTGATCTTATCCGTATCAACACTGTGTGTCTTCTTGAATATCATATATCGGTTCATAAACGAAATCTTCTTTTCTTCTTCCGACATATCAGTTGCGCCTTTATACCACTTCTTGGATTCGGGGGTTTTCTCCACATCTGATTTCATATTTTGATATAAGTCGCTGAACATTCCAGTTCCATGTGTAAACCCAACCGACAATGCCTCTTCGTCCGTTATTAATTTGAATCCATAATTTTCCATTATTCTGCACAAATAATCAAAATTGACCAAATATTCTACAGCAAATTTATTAATTGATTCTTGAAACACGTTTATAGCATATCCTAAGCTGCTCTCGTCGTCATAAAATCCGGTTTGATCGTACATTTTTTGGATCTCTAAGATCTTCTTACCATTATCATATATGGAAAAGCCTTCGTCCTTCTTTTTTGAGCGCAAGATATTAAACACGGTTTGGCCATCATAACAAGTGGCTATAAAATATCCATTTACCTTGGTGCATTCCGACAAATTTGTTATGAAACTGTTGAGTGTTGTCTTAGATTCGAAGAAATAATGGATCGCAAACTGACACGAACTAACATTAAATCCACTTGCACCAACACCGAAATTCTTATAAACCGCTTTCGGCATTGTTGTCTGGTCTTTTGATCCCTTTCCAAATACACCTTTGGCTATTTCGCGTTCCTTATCAGTAAAGAATGCATCGCCATTGCGGATATTAAGACCACTGTTTCCAGGTAAATAAATCGCATCAAATAGGCGTGTTGTGCGTTTACGTTCATTCAAATATCGCGCACACGCTCCATCTCGCTGATTATAAATATTATCTTTGGACACGTCAATTCCTAACACAAACTTGATACCGGAATATTTCCATTTGGCCATATCACCGGCTTTTCCAACAGCATAGTCAATGAGAGTATCTCCACGTCCAGAAACGCCTTTGATTAATTTCATTTTCACATATAAATTATGGAAATCACGTAATCTGCGTGTATTTGATACTTCGTCATTTTTGCTAGTATTGTAATATACGTCATAATTTATATTGTTTTCGGGGATATTTTCTCCGGTCGTAATCATTTCCGATGTAATAGGATGATGAATTGATTTCCAAATATCATTTGCGACATGGTATGCATTTCCATAATTTTTACTGAGCAATGATCTTAACTCATATGTCTTATCATGACGAACACGTAGTGGTACCCATCGCCATCCGTGCTCTCGCTCTGCATCATAATAGAATTCTACAATCATATTGTCCTCGAATAATTCACCTTCTTCAGTAACCATATTTTCACCTTGGATCAAATTTATATTTGCGAAACAGGCGGTATCATCATAAGGTTGTGTCGGTTGAAAAGGGACTGGTTTATAGGCTTCTTCATTATCAATATTTCCTGGATCCGGAATATTATCATCAATCATATCTTGGAATGGGTTAACATACATATGTGACTTTTGATTAAATCCACATAGCAGTACTATTGTTCGATATTGTTGTAATTCCGCCGATGCAGTGAAACTAACTCCACTTTCAAATAACGAATGGATTTCGGGTTTTCCGTTTTTGTCGCGCTTGTATTTCACCATAAAATCGATTGTATTGAAAGATGGTGGTTTCCATTTGAATGATAATGCCCATGTTGTCTTCTCAAGTGGTGATGTATGTCCAACTGAACGACCGCCAACACCAGTATTGATTGGTGTGAAAATCAAACCGTCTGTTTTATACAGATAAATACCGTCGGCAATATCGGATAAAATAGAAGAACACGCGCTAAATATAGAAGTCGTATCGTCGGCAATATAAAATCTCTTTGTTTTAATTTTGAAATCGGATGAACCTTTTGAAAATTTAATTTCTGAAAACAGCTTTTGTAATAATGGAAGTCGGTGATTCAACATCATTTCGGGGGTGAGATCTGTTGTATTGAACATAAAACCCAATTCTCTTACCGATTTCTTGGCTATGTAATAAACATCAAATGCCGCAAAAGTATTTATGTATTTATTAGCAGCATCGAACTTAATGTGTTCGCCATCAATAAGAGTGCCCCATAATGTTTTTTCGGCAGTTTCACAACCGGTATACTGAACAAACATATTTGTATCGATTAAATATAATTTGCCGTTGCGCGAATCAATATATAGCATTTTACGATCACCATCTGCCTTGTCGGTTACGCAATAATTCTTACGAATATTTGGTTCATTTGTAAGACCGTCTTTTAATGCAATATTATCCAATTGAAGCGTAATTGAAGATGGGCCAATAAAATCGCTATTCAGGACTTTTCTTGGTTCATAAGCTTCATCTTTGGTTTTGTGAAGAAGGCGCATATATGATTGGAGAACTTCTTCTTGTTCGGCATAAGGAATCGGATAATTGGTGCCTTGAATACCACTGAGGATAATACGAATCACATTTTGAAGTTGGGAAACAACTGAGTCTGCATCTGAAAACTCGCTGCCGATACCGACAGCAGAATTGTCTATTTCCAACTCAATCTCACAATGTCCGGGGCTAGTGAAAAGACCAGACTCCTCAATAGTGTATTCGGGAATCATAACTTCATTTGCAGTGGCCGATTTTTTGATAATACTTAAATCTACAACAATGGGGCACCCGGGCTTCTTAAAATGGACACGATTGATTAAACGGAAAGTTTTCTTACTATTGACCCAACTATCAATAATTGGTTTTGCTTCAGGCGAATTTACACCATAATCGGTCTCAATATTGTATGATATGTTGAAATTGAAATCATTATTGAAAATACGACTGATGGGATTGGAAGACTTGTCGGTAGCAGGTGCCTTTTTCGTGAATTTTATCATAGCATTATGATTGGTTGGCGAATCGATGAGTTTCTTGATATTATTAGAACGGCAATATTGCTGTACAAGTTCTGCGCCAACAATTTCAGCACGAATATTTGAAAATATTACATCGCCGAATTTTGCTGAACTTTGAGTCTGGATACGCAACATAGTGGTACCGGTCAAGTTTTCGCATTCAAATCCACACGCCAATAGTTTCATAACAACTGCATCATAATCGGTCTTTGAAAACTTTTTACCTTTGCGCGGGTTTGGATTAAAACGCACTTCAAACTCATTGATTCTGTCGCGATGCTTTTCAAATGGATTACTCGCTAAATAGAGCCCTGTAATTTTTTTTAATTCTTCTTTAAAATTTGCATTCGTTCCTGAACTATTAGACATTTATTACTGTATATTAATTGGATATATTTAATTGGTTATTAATTCTATTTGTATTGTATTGTATTGTAATTATATAATCAATTTTATAAAATTGATTATATTGAGATGGTAATAACATAATATAAAAATATAAAAATATAAAAATGAATATTGTAAAAACTCTTGGACTTCATACACAGGCAATTATAACAGAGTATAATGATCACCATTGTCTTTTATCAATCACAATTGATTCTCTTGTAAATGCGATGAAACCTGTAAATTGGAAACACAATCGTCCGGCAGATGAAACACGTTGGTTACCTATTGCAAAATCCATATTTCAGAAACGATCGGCATTTGATACTATTATTTATGTTCATTATAATAGTACTACTGATGTATTTGAGATAATTGACGGGCTTCATCGTTTTAGTGCTATAAGACATATTTATAATGAGAACAGCAAAGCTCTCAGTCCAATGGAAATGAATGAATTTGGTGGTAATCGTGATGCACGTTGGTTTTATAATTCTAGCATCATTGTAAGTGTTTATTCGGATAGATCATTTGGAGAAATAGCTACTATATTTGAAAATCTCAATAATTCGGTTCCAATTCCATCAATATTTATTCCAGATACGACTCCAAATAAAAAAAAACAGATAATTTGTGATGTTGCATTGCTGTGGCAACGACGTTATCCGAAACATTTCAGTGATAGTAATCGTACAAAAATACCTAATATAAATCGCGATCGATTTATGGATATTTTGGCTGAGGTATATGATGAAAAATACAATTTGATTGAGCTATTAGAGAAAACAAATGAATCTCTTAAACAGAATTATAGAGAAACAACCAAACACGGTGTTCAAACTATATCCAAATGTACTGAAAGCAATTGTTGGTTATTTATTGTTAAATCCGAAAATTTAGCACAAGAAATAATGAAAAATATACCAAAGATATAAATTTTGCTTGTTATTGTTTTTTACATCGGTTTATTGTCGCTTCACTTTTCGGTCGATTCGCTTATATTAGTTTTTCTAGAATATGAACACTGCATCGCTCTACAATTTTATCATAATATTCCGGCTTTTTCATTTTAGGACATTCATCAAATAGAATACTATATATATTTTGTAAATCTTCAGTCTTGTAATTTGATATAGCCAAGAGTGGCTTGTCGTATTGCTCAAGTTTGAAATATTTATTACCCTCTATAAGAGTTGTTATCATCTTCTTCTTCTCTTCTGCATCTGTTTCCAATGAAATACGCCCCTTTTCCGAATATAAAACAACTGCATTAGGATCTTCTGCGATATTTTCATTATCACTTACATAATCATTGGGTTGGAATAAAATATAGGTTTTTGTTTTTTCATTCACGGCATAAATAGGACATTTAAAATACAAACAACACGAAATAAGTGCCGAATAATTCATCATATATGGCTTGGTCATCAGATCCGATTTCAATTCAACCGCAGTTGTTAATGTGATTTTTTGATTTGTATTTTTTAAAATCTTGTTATCATTCTTATTGAAAAAATCAGACATTTGTTTTTTCTCAGACATTAATAAGTTCGTCATATTTGTTTTAAGATGGATTTTTGTTTGGTATAATGCCTCGCCATTTGCGTGCACAAACATACACCAATAGAGCGAGTCATTGTGTTGAGGTTGAAAACGAGTAGATTTTTTTTCTACAATTAAAAAATCGGGTTTCTTTGATTCTTCTTGTACAAATACTGATTCTTGAGCTGGTTGCGGAGTTGGTAAATCAAAATTCAATTTCGACACTATATTTCGAAATACCGATTTGGTAAGCATCGCCTCTTCATTTTGTTGTGTTCCTAAAAAATTTTTTTGATTTAAAAAAATTTTCTGTATGAAGTCTGGAACATCGGGTTGTTTAAAAGTAGTTTTGCTCATTTTATTGTGATATTTATATTACGGTTTTGTTTTTATATATTTTTTGAAAATAC